GTGATTGCACGACCCTTGAAAGACTTCTTTGTAACTGTGATGTAAGATGCTTCGAGTTGTGACTCTGTAACTGCACCATTCTCATCAATCTGATCTACTAAAGGAACCTCAGTAATCTTTGGCAACTCAAAAGTTTTTCCAAATTCTGGCATTGTGCCGCGAGAGATTGAATCAATTATTGGGCGGTCAGCGTTAGAAAGGAAGTTAAGTAGCTGTGTGCTTTGTGGTGTTGGAATAAATCCTGCACCTGTTGTCTGATCGTTGTCAGCAGCGCGTAGCCATTGACGTGACTCATCGTCACCAAAGACATTAGCCTTGAGTGTGTTTTCCAAGTAATTGCGCTTTGTAACTTCAATCCTTGGGCTGGTGTACATCATTGCCTGTACAGTAGGGCGAGCAGCTTCCACAGCCGCAGCTTCTACTGGTGTTGCTTCAACTGTATCTGTGATTTCCACGGAAACTGTCTCGCTTTCTGTAGTTGGATTTTCTTCAACAGGGATTACTTCCTCTGCTGCTATCTCTAGTATTTCAGCCGACTTAAATGCTGGCTCTGTTACTAAAGAAACTTCTTTTAGTTTTGCCGATGTTACAACTGTGTAACCTTCGCGTGATGGACTTGAAGAAATAATTTCTGCACCAATTGACAAGCCTGTGACAAGACCTTCCTGTGCCATGACAAGTGCATCGTTGCCACCTGTAGAGCGTGAGAGCTTAAAGGTGGCGTAAATGCCATCATCGCGTGTCTCTGCTGAAACCATGCGTCCTACTGGCTTCTTCATGTCGTGCATAGATAGCAATCGGATTTTTGTTAAATCGTCAATGTCAATAGAACCAGCCGCAAAAGTGTAAGCACCTAGATTAGTTTTACCAATCTCGCCTGTTCCCATTGGCACAATCTTGCCGCTAATCTCGCGGCGTTCCTCGTTGCACTCAATAGATGCAGCTTCAATGTATAGGGTTTCCATTAGTATTCGCTTCCGTTAGGTGTTAGGTCTTCCATCTGCATAGCCTGTTCAGTAGTAATAAGACCTAGTGCAAGCATTTTTTCAAGCACTAGCAAACGCTCCATAGGTTCTGTGCGAAGGAATGTTGAATCTAAATCAAACTTAACGCAATGCCCAGCCGTAGATATATCATCCATGCTCAAACGAGTTTCGATTGCAGAAATGAAGGGTTGGAAAGCCAGTGCTACTAATTGCTTGCGCTCGTCGAGAATGTTAGCGTAAGTCATAGAAGTGTTTTGCTCTGCTGACACATAGTAGGCAGGGACTCCACATAGTCTGGCAATTTCAGTAGCAAGGTTTTGGATTGCCTCGTTGTACATCATGTCTTTAGGTGAGAACTGAACTGGCTGGAACTCAAGGGTGCTAGTTAGGTAAGCTGTAGAATTATTTTGTCGGCTGCGCTTCCACGCCGCTAGTAATCCTGAAACTTCTGCTGGTGGTAAATCAGCTCCGGTATTTTTCAATATCCCAGACGCGACAGGAGTAGATGCGGAGATAGCGGCTGCTTTATTGACGTCTAGCGCTGCTTGTATAGTACGAGCGCCAACGTTAAGGATGCCTTCATTGAAAGCTTGGAAAGTTACTAATGATCCTAAGCCTGACATTGGACGCGGAGAACCATCAACGTAATACTGTGTTACATAAACGTTATGCACATCTAGGTCAAAGGTAACGCGAGTATTAGATACCCACTCAAAGGCAGAGCTGCGCTGATCTTCCTGATATACCTCTACAATTTCAAGAAACGCCTGACCATACATCAAAAGGCTGTCCACTAACCAACTTACAGTTACAAACTGTGGCTGGGATTTAGAAAGTTGATTTACCCATCGAGGCGCAGGGATTTCTTCGCCTGTGGACATTTTCTTGTACTCTAAAGGGATTGTTCCAACTGTGCATAGTAAATCGCGGCAACGTTTTAACGCTGGAACACTCATGGCATCGCGTCGAGATATAACCGGGAAAGTAAAGCTGTAGATTGAGTTTAGATTATCGCCCATTATGTGCGGCGCAGCTTGCGCCTCTATGATTTGAGGCTTACGCGAAAAGAGACCCATAGAAGGCAATTATACACTACATGTAGGTCATTCCGAGTAGATTGCCGCTACCTGTTGTGGTTTTGTTAATTGATGAACAACCATTGCTGTAGATATAGCACCTGATACATCTCCGGCTGATTTTCTTTTGACAATGCGCCATGACGAGTCATTGGTTTTAGCTGCGCAGTTATTCATCTGCTGAATCCAGTTTTCCTGACCTGCATGGACAAGGCGATGGGCGTTTAGGGCATCATTTAGATCAGTGCATGCTTGGTAGAAAGCAGCGCCAGAGATATCTAGGCAGATTTGTCCAGCGTTAATTAGTCGGTCTGCGATTGATTGGGACGTGTATTTGTCGAAACATATCTGCTTAGGTCTGTAGTTATCCGCCCAGCCTTTGATATCCGCAGCGATTTTAAGCTCATCCACAGAGACCTGACTCTCCCATGTTTGTAATATCCCGATTCCAATACGACCATCTGGGAGTATCTGCCCAGCAACCAGAGACGCATTACGACGAGATGGTGACACATCAAAAGCAAAAACAGTATAACCGCCCGGCGCGATCGTGAGGGAAGCATCCGACGTATCTTCGAGGACTCCATGAGCCCAAGGAGACGAGAGAGAATCAATCCATTGACAAAGCAGCTCTGTTCTAGTGTTTTCAATCGGACTTGTAGCCACAGCTTCTTCAAGGGCTTCCTCTGTAATGGTATATCCAAGTGCTGGATTAGCTTGAGCCCAAGCGGCTCTGTCAGTTATCTTACAGTATTGAGGTGCAGAGTATTCGTAGTAGCCAAACGTATTAGGTGGGTTTTCTAGCGCCCTTTCTCTCATGCCATTAAGAACTAGCGAGAAAGCGTCTCCTGCATTAGAGGTAAGAAGCGTCTGAGAATTTGGACGCGCTCTAGTAGTAGGGATTGCCGCTCTGTAACCTTCCTCGCTGATTTCGCGGAGTTCGTCGATGAATAAGAAATCCGCTGTTCTTCCGCGAGACCCATCTCTAGTTGCCGCAACAACATCAAGCCTTCTTCCGTCCAGCATCTCAATAGATTCAGTTCCGTTTGCATACCTAATTTGTTTAACGAATCCTTTGAGGTGGTCATTGCTCTCCAATACTTGTGCTACTTGTCGGAATGTGTCGAGTGCCATTGATCTATTAGATGACATGATGAGAATGTTCTTGCTGTCCCACTTAAGTAGGTGAGCCAGTATCAGCATACGAGCTAGGTGGGTCTTGCCGTTCTGTCGAGCAATGAGAAGCAGGTTTGTCTTGCGAACCCAACTGCCTGTCTTATCCACGCCAAGCATGTCAGCCAGCACATGTTCTTGCCAGGGCAGTAAAGGCATCCCGATAATCTCACAGAGATCAACTACATCCCGGAGTTTATTCTTGCCCTTCAAAGGCACGTTTTGAAGCCTTGGTTTGGTTGCCCCTCGTAAGGCTTTGGAGCGTTTAGCTGCCATCGGGTCAGTTCGGGACTGGTCGGGCTGTAAAAGGACTGTCTTGGTGGATTGTCGACTTTGTCGGGGAGAGGAAGGACGAAAAAACAGGGGGGGTACGCATGCGCTCTAAAAAAACGCCTTGTGAGCGTGAGCCCTTCTTACTGTTGCATGACTTACAGCAGCTGACCATGTTCTCCATAGTGATGGCTAACTCCGGTGCTTTGCTTACTGGAATAATGTGATCGATGGTCATGTCCTTGCCCTCGTATCCACAGTAAAAGCAAGTCCATCCATCCTGCGCTAACTTCTTGAGCCTTACTTCTTTGTACTTTCTACTAAGTCTAGGATCATTGCGCTTACTACTCATTGCCAACCCTTAGCTCTTAGATGATGTAGTGCCTTACAGTAGTCAGGCTCATCATACTCTGTTACTCCATACCTCGATGATACATAAGTCCAATACCAATAGAACTGCACATCATCAGGCTTTCCTTTGACATAGGTAGTTCTTCCCTGATAGTAACCATGATGTGATCCATTAACTGCATATCTATCAAACCTTGATTCTCTATACACAATAACGTTATGACATTCTTCCTGTACTTCTGTCAGCTGTATATCTGCTAATTGTTTAATGGTATGAATGGCATCTCTTGAGCCACTATCTGCAACCGACATAGGTGCAGACATAGATATCCCAATAACTAGTGCTACCCCGCGCGCTATCCGCAAGCGGCGCGCTGTGAGCCCTTGATGGGCTCTAGCCCGTAGTGTACCGGTCAAGTCAAGCATGTGTATAACATGGGCGTGGCGTAAGCGTAGTTTGATGTTTTGTACCCACTTATCCACAGGCTGTGCATAACTACTTATCTGTTGAGTAGAATCCTGTGCCGGTAAAGTGAACGGGAACAGAACTGTAAATCTTGCGCATAGGCGAGCCGCAAAACGGGCAATCAAGGTCATGTGGTTCATTGATACTTAGCTCCTTGTCATATCTGGCGTTAGCCTCGCATAACTCGTTATCGCACTCAAACTCATAGATTGGCATTAGTACATGTCCTGCATGGAACTTCCTTTAACTTCCACGATCCACATGATGTGCAACGTTCAGGCTCTAATTGTACTGAATCTTTCTGAATATCGCCGTAACCAACTTGAAGCATAAGTTGAACCAAGTCACCAAATCGCATGAAGGCAAGATACTCGGCAGCATCTTCACCCTGACCATTCATACGACACACCACGAAAGGCAACTCCTGATGAGCTGCCGCTCTCTTGGTAACTTGCTTCAACCATGCAAGAGGCTGGAACTCTGTCCGGGCTTTGATTTCACAATCGAAAGGCACGTTGTGAATATCTTTTCCAGCCCCTCTACCGACGCTCGCGTTTCCCCACCAAGTGCGAAGATAGGATTCAATCACCCTCTCGGTGCGATAGCCTCGATGTTTTCTGCTCTGGCTCGGCATCGATTAGGTTATGCCCTGCCAGAAGAGTTAATTGTGCTACATTTGTCGCACTTCCAGGAGTTTTGCAAAGCCCTTTGTTTAATCTGGAAGACGCTTGGCGGCTCATTACATAACTGGCAGATGATTGCAAAGCCCAACTGCTGTAAGTCCCAAGCAGCCTCTTTAGCAGCTTCTAACTCCTCATCAGTAGGGAATTGCTCCCACTCCTCGTCCATATTCTTAAAATATAATTTACCCACGTTTCACCTGCGGCT